ATTTATATTAACTGCGATTGCGTTTGATGTATTCATAATAACTGGAGAATTATTAGCACTACTGAGAGTATGACCAATTTCAAGGTTGGATGTGGAGAAATCATAAATCACAGCGACATTACCTTTATTCCCACTTGTTAGGGGATTATTCATAAGTATACCGGTATCCAAACCAGTTGTATTACCCTTACCAAGTTCAATTATAGGATCTTGAACTACAAGATTATTTGCATTGATAACCGTTGTATTTCCTGTAACGACTAAATTACCTGTTAATGTGAGGTTACCACAATGAACGTTTCCGGCTACACCTAAACCACCAGCAACCTTGAGTGCACCAGTTGTTTGATTATAAGATAATGTGGTATCTGTAATATTGACACTATCAGCTTCGACATCTTCAAAATTAGCGTTTAAAGCATGAATATTCTTAGAAATACCCACACCACCGGTGACAATTAGAGCACCAGTGGTTTTAGATGAGGCATCTGTGGCGGATAACACCTTAGCAACAGCTCCAACATTCAGGTTTTCTTGAGTACTGATACCACCCGCAACTTGTAGGGCACCCGTAGTAGCCGAGGTTGAAGTAGTAGTACCACCAACATTCAAATTTTCTTGAGTACTGATACCACCCACAACCTTTAGGGCACCTGTAGTTGCGGAGGATGAAGTAGTAGTGTCTAAAATGACTACACTATTTGAGACAACATCTTCAACGAAAACATTCTTACCATGAATATTTTTAGAAATACCCACACCACCAGTGACAATTAGGGCACCAGTGGTTTTAGAAGTAGAATCAGTTGCAGATAATACCTTTGTGACGGCCCCAACATTTAAGTTTTCTTCGGTACTGATACCACCGGCAACCTTAAGGGCACCAGTTGTAGCAGAGGTTGAAGTCGTAGTATCAGTGATACCAACTCCACCAGAAACGACTAAAACATTTGTACCATAATCATCAACGTAAAGATTCGAACCGACACTCAAAGTATGAGAAGCTAGAGCATTTGATATACCCACATTACCAGAAGTAACAAATGCAACAGCGTTATTATAAAAAATCATAGAATTCGAAGTGACATTACCTTGTGTTGTTGAATTTTGAAGACTCACATCTGAAATTAGTGTTGATGCAGGTTCTCCAGACTCTACCATCTCTTTTGTATTTCGATTATACATCATCAATACAATTTCATTTTTCTCAGCATATGTATCATCAAAACGAACTGGTGTAATGTATACAGCCCCTCCTTCTGTAGCATCAACCGCGGTATTACTCGCATTTAGAACGATCGTGTTTTCACCCTGGTCTTCTTGGGCATAGCGACCAAACCTAATTTTGGTTGACCTCTCAACGGTCGGTAAGGTCTTGACCATTTAGTATAAGGTTGTATTTTAATTTGCGTAAAGTAAACCAGCCATACCGTTTTCGACTCTCAATATGTTGTAATTTACTGCATAAATTGGGTCATTAATGTTCATCGACTCACTCATGATAGTAGCTGACGATACACGACTGAAATTGAGTGTGCCTGTGGGTTGTAAGCTGGATGTTGAGAGGCAGAAACAATAAAGAAAGAAATCTGGAGAAGTTACGAAGTTTGTGTGATAATAACTGGCGACGTCTATAAAATGTGGTTTACCCCATTTGTAGTTACTTACATCGAGACCATTTATGTTTAATTTAACTTTGTTTGTGGGAGATGTGAGGGCACCATCGGTTGTTGTATCGGAGGATGCTAAATATTTTACTGGATGATTAAACGTAAGTTCTTGAACTAAAGTACCTGAAGCAATATTTTTTTGGACTTGTGTTATGAGGAGATCATGTTTTCTAGATGCAACCTGACCACGCTCCTCATTGTCAAGGTAATAATAATTCGCGAAACATTCAACGTTATAATTTGAAGCTGCTGTAGCCCAATGGATCCTAATTTCAACATTATGATAGTTTAGGGCTACAAGGGGTAGAGCGCATTGTGGCCCCTCACAGAAAAAGAACCTGAGAGGGTAAAAAAACGAGCGCGCAGAAATACCCGGGTGTGTACCGTTCGCACTCCTAGATACATTTTGTGCAAATGTATCTATGGCAATCTTCTCTGTGAAAATTGCATCTTGTGTGTCAATAACGGAACCACCTATTAAAAGCTCAACTTTATCAATAATGGTGTCCCATCGTTGAATATCGAGGGCTTGGGTTTTGTCATCGAGTGTAAAATACACATAACTGAGAAGATCACCAGATCTCTCAAATTGGATGCTAGACATAGAATTGTTTTTCACCGCTCCGTGGATGGTTTGTTTTTCAACGGATTGTGAAAAATTAGCATGGCGTTTGAATGTTGAACTGAAGAAAGATATTTCAGGATTACCCATGATATATTTATCCTGGGCACCTATAGCAATCAATTGAACAACACCGGCAGACATGGTAATACTAATTTAAGGGGAGAAAAATTACAGGTTGGGTTTTCTACAGACGAAACGAAGGACTAAAAAATTATTTTCAGCTGGGTTTGGTGGTGTTATAAGAACTGCATCTTCATTTCTTATATTTATTGTAAGACGATCAATTCGACGAATGGGGTTTATATATTGCACAGCAATTGGATAATTGTCTCTGAAACTAATTATACCAGTGTCATCTGTAGTTACAAGACTTGCAAAAGAGTTCCTAAGAACACTTAAAGGTGCCTGGGCGTCATAGATGTTAGATGCACGATCATTGAATGTAGAATTCAACTCATCAATAGATATATAACAGTGTTCAGTCGCTGTAGTAGTGTTAATACGGGCAGCAACAAGTCGAGCCTGTACAATATTTTTCAGTGGCTGATTGAGAAAACATGTGAAAGTATTCGCACTATCTTGTCCAAGAGTATCAACAGTGATGGTATGATATTCATAGTTTAGATCTGGGATCATATCAGTTGGCGATGTAATCAGGGCCATTTATTATTAGCTTAGATTAAAGATCCACCAATTCCATCCGCGATCTCATACCCGGCATGATCACCTACAAGTTTTTGGGCACCACAAAGACCACCTGGGGTAAGACCAACCGAGTAAGGGCTGTCCTCCTTGCCTGAACCAGCGGTACACTCAAGGTCGGGCTTGAGGTCGAAGAGAGATTCTTCACTGACAGGTGTAATAGTAATTGGCCTGGGCTGATAATTCGCGGTCTTCACAGTCATAACAGACAGAACGAAGATGAGGGTCATCAAAACCGCGATGGCCATGAGAGCATTGCGATCACTCTTGTTGAGGTTAAGATTAAACATTTATAATAGACATAGATTTTTTTAAAGTGCGTTAAAGAGATTTTCTTAGTTTCTAAATAGACAGTAGATGGACGAAGAAATCGTACTCGATAGGGGTCAAACGACTGTGATGAAATTAGATGCTGATGAACAGGCCCTGATGGATGAGATTCAAATTTCTGCACCACGACCAAAACCTGTACCTCGACCCACAAGGCCTATGCAAAGACCTCAACAATCTTTTCAGGGTCAGGAGGCTATGGATGCTTTTGTGAATCCCAACAAACAAAGTGCCCCAGCTCAGCCTCAACAGGACGAGGAAATTGATTATGGTGAGGATGAACCAATGATGTTCGATGATGATGAACCCATGGGCCCAGGTCCTAGTGACCAGGGTGAGCAACCCTCGAAGGGGTACACTTCAATTGATGAAGAGAAGTCGGATCTTATTAATAAATTAGCTCGACTCGAGAAGAAGGGGTTTGCAGTTAACAAGAGGTTGAACGCTTACTCGAATGTTGACGAACTCAGATCAGAGGTCAAGAGGATTACATACAGCATAGATGTTGAACAATCAGTTCGCTTCTCTCGCCGTATGTTGGTCGCCTGTGTAACTGGACTTGAATTTTTGAATAAGAGGTATAACCCATTTGAGATTCAACTCGAGGGTTGGTCTGAGTCTGTTATGGAGAATGTTGATGATTATGATGGTGTATTTGAGGAACTATATGTGAAATACAGATCTAAGGTCAGTGTTGCACCAGAGGTCAAGCTGATTATGATGTTGGGTGGCTCAGCAATGATGTTTCACCTTACAAATTCGATGTTCAAGTCAGTGATGCCTAACATGAATGATGTTATGAAGCAGAATCCAGACCTGGTGAAGAATATGATGG